GCAATGTTATCTGATATTTTCATGGCCCCCATTACGGGGAAGCGGGAGAACCAACCCGCGACACACAATTAGAGAGGATTGCAAAATGGAAAAATTTACTTTTAACACCGGACGCGGTTATGGGCCCGAAGGTCAAATAATTGATATTTATAACATCATGGAAAAAATTGAGTATTGCCCCCTTCTCGGAGCAGATGGGCCGGTGACTTTAATTTTAATGCACGACAAAACGCGCGGCATTCCCGAGCATATGATTTTTTGCTGCTCATTCGCGGATATCACCGAAGATAAAATAATGGATAGTTATGATCAGTGCCTGTATGCGGATATACACGCCATAGCAGGAAAATATGGTTTAGACGCATCGACTATCAACGAACAAATGTTTCAATTAATTAAATAGGGGTTGAATCATGAATAATTTAATAAGCAAGCTAAGCAAAACAGATCAGCGACATATTAGATTGGCGCTAATTCACGCTAACAACGGCAACATGCGAATGATTGATGCAATGATCAGATCAGCAAACAGTCGCAGTGCTGGCATCCTTGAAGCAATAAAGGGGTTGATCTAATGAATAGCGCACTACGCATTAAAACAATGCAAGAAGCTAAAAGGGCAAAACGCAATGCGATCATTGCGGATGTTATTTGTTGGGCTTCAATAGGTATCGGCGGGGCTTTCGCAGCTTGGTGCTGGTACATAATCGCAATAATCATAATGGGGCTGGATCTATGAGTGACTACAAAAACATCAAATTAAACCCGCAACAATATATCGGTTTATATTGTGATCTGGCGCATGCAATGGTCGAACAATCCGCAATTGATCAATACTGGGTGGCCGATGCAGATGGAAACGAAAGTTACACTCCGGAAGCGCAAGAAATGTTTAATCATTTTGTGGGCATTGTGGAATACATACTGGAAAATAACGGAATAGAGAATGGGGCTTTATAATGCGTAAACTATCAGCCAAAAAACCACCTATAAAGCGCCCCCAATTACGGGGCGTTATTCTATACGACGGGCCGTCAATGCTAGACGGAGAACCTATAGTAGTTATCGCTACCCTAGAAACATCAAACCGCAAAACCGGGCAAATGGTTCAAACGTGGATTATTCGCTCCGATATCGCGCCCACGGATGCGGCAAAGTCCGGGGATGACAAAAGCATTTGCGGGTCGTGTCCTCATAGGCACTACGTCAAGGGCGTTTGTTATGTGAATCTAGCGCATGCGCCCCTAGCTGTTTATAAGGGCTATAAAAGGGGTATTTATCCGGCATTCGACCCGGTATTGCATGGCGATCTATTCTCTGGCAGAAAAATTCGGCTTGGTGCCTATGGCGATCCGGCCGCAGCACCATTTGAGATTATGGAAAATGCCGCGCAAATGGGCATAGGCCATACTGGATATACGCACCAAATCCAACATAAAAACTTCGACAAACGCTATTTAACTTTGTGCCAGGTTTCAGCCGATAGCCCCAAACAAGCGTTAAAGTATCAATCCCTGGGCGCTAATACGTTTCGGGTTGCTATGGAAGGCGATTCACTAGCAGATAATGAAATAGAATGTTTGAGCGATTCTAAGGGCATGCAATGCATAGATTGTATGCTATGCGACGGATCAAAAAAGAATATAGCACTAGCGGTGCATGGCACCCGCAAATCGAATTTCAAAACCCAATTAATCCAAACTCTAGAGGTAGCATAAAATGAATACATCAAAACAGCGATTTTCAAATAACACTATCACCACAACCATTGTTGAAGTGAGAAGGCGCGACGCCGGTAATTGGGATGCGCATTTTAAAGGGATGGATGACGACGGCGGTGATATTCACGTCGTCTTAAATAGTACAAAATTCTCTGATTTATGCGACAACCATTTATACACCGTCAAAATGATTGGGGGCTTTTAAGATGGCAAAATATAGCGACGGTACAGGTCAATGGCATTCTGAAACCATGGCGCGATTTTCGGGTTTAAATGATGACGCGTTGATACATATATTGCGAGACTGTAATGCGGCAGTTCACGCGATGCCGGACAATCCAAAATGCCCGCAATACTTAGATGAAATGCTTTATTGCGGAATGGAACTTAAACAACGCGGGTATAAGTACTTAATCACTGACAAAGATACAGGCGCAAAATACCATTAATTCCCTTAGCAATCCATTTGCCCCTTTTTAGGGGCTTTTTTTTGGCTATTTGCCGGGGTTTATCCGGTGAACGTGTAGGGTTGAATGGGTAGGGGCGCTAATCGCGCTAATATCGCCCTTAAAATGCGTTTTAAAGGGGTTTATTTGTCCCTCTCATAATCGATTAATCGGTTTAGGTACCATTGAGCTTTTAAAAGGTCGGTCAATGGGTCGGGATGCTTACTGTAAGCCCTAAAGGTATATTTTTGGACATTGCCCCGCAAGTAACCAGCGAATTGCTCCCGATTCATTCCGGCTTGGATTGCGTCGATGCATTCAACAGCCCCCTTGTAATGGTTTGGGTTTATCTGATCGGTTTGGGGGGTAGACTTTTTTCCTGCCAAGCTACTTTTTGGGGTAGGCTGGTTTTGCTGGCAATTTCCTGCCAAAGCCGCGCCTGGTTTAGTTGGTGGGGTAGGCTGGTTTTGGTCTGCAATAGCCGGGTGTTTCTCTTTTAATTCCTGCCAGTGTCTTTTTAAATTCATCACTTGCCCTCGAATTCTTCACGCAAATAATTCATGGAAACCGGAAGCATATCGCAGCCACCATCACCGACCTCATTCAATACCCATATGCCCCGCCAGGATAGATTAGTTTGTGGGGTAAGGTAGTCTTCATCGTTCTGATAGAATATCCCGGCAAACAGTCCGAGTATGTTGGTTCCATCAGCCCTCCTGCCAAAAGCCAAGTCCCTATCTTGAACATGCCCTTGGATACAGGTCTGCATTTTCTTGGTCAGTAGTGCCCTGGCGCTGCTCACTGGCCGGCCCATAATCCCAGAGGTGAAGTAGTGCGAGTAACAAAGACCATCAACTACCGCGACTTCCAAGAAGTCATACACCTCCCAACCCATCTCTTTTAACTTGAGATCATGGTAGCCTATCAGCCCTTCCAGCTTGGCATCACTCTCAATCGCCCTCTCAATACGCTGCTCATGGTTGCCCATGGTAAAAACCATCCTGGGATTCCATCGCTTGTCCCGGTTCCTGATTAGCCTTTCCTGCTCTTCCCGTATCGGCTGCAAGAATAACTCCATCCCGGCAATCCCCGCTTCGATGTCATCCAGGTAACGCCTACCCTCAAACGACTTCTTGCCGACATCCCATGATGATAGGCTTGGCATATCAAAATGATCGCCAATATGCACAATAACATCTGGCTTTTTCTTTGCTGCATACAGTCCTGCCCATCGTAAATGCTCAGTGGGTTCGCCTGGTTTTACTTGGGTGTCCGGGATTACTAGATGTCTCATTCTATTCTCCATAAAAAAAGCGGCCCGAAAGCCGCTAGATGTCCTGCTTTGCAACCGCAGCCAAGCCGCAGATCACAAAAATAATCATATAAATAATCACCGTAACCACCACCAATACCAGTTGAGGCAGGATTATAGCGAGGTGAGATATTATTCCAAATGCTTTTTGTCTATTCATTATATACCATAATATCATAGGCCCGTTGTCGCCACAGGTGGGCTACCCCTGCTACACAGCCGGAGAGAAAACGGCTTGGCTAAAACGCGATCAACAAAGATAATAAGATTAATGCAGCATGCCACCTGCGAATAACAATAGGGTAGCTGTTGGCGTTAAAGTGCATAACAATAAATGGCTTGTCTATACTGTGTTTAAAAAGTTGCCAGTTAGCATATCGGTGCGCTTCTTTTATCTTGTCTTTCATATGACCTCCTAGAATGGAATGTCTTCAGTGATTGGAGAGTTTACAACCGGGTCAGTGTACTTAGAAGCAGCCGGGGCAGCACCATCAGTGTAGAATACTTTTACATTGCCCAGGATGGGTGGACGTTCTTCACCAGCCTCTCGCTCTTCTTTACTCTGAGACTGTGCGATGAAGCCATTGTTCTCATACTGATCCTGCTGGTCAGTGTCGATAAACGTAGTCATATTCAGATAGGTAGCAGTGCTGCCATCTTTCTTAGTAACTTGCGTCATGCGAGACTTGTCGATTTTAGTAACGTCGAGTGATACAGATACACCTATTTTCATTTTAAGTTCCTTACTTCAGATATAATTTCAGTGACGGCCAACAGTATCTGCTCGGCCAGGTTAGTAATAAATTCCTCATCACGCTCAACACGAACGATCATAGGCTTCATATCAGGGTGGTAACTCATAAAGTCCCACCATTTACGCCCGGTAATATACATGCAACCCTGCACCTGGGCATAGTGTTTGGTAGGGCATACTCCTTTCCGCGCCCATGCTACATGGTTATGTGCTGCCGGGCATTTGATTTCAATACCACCATCATCACCCACCAAACCATCAGGGCTGCAACCAAACTCACCAGAGTTATCAAGGATAAACCCAACCTCTTTAACCTCATTGCCTGTCTCTAACTCATAATAGGCACGGGCCTCTGGCTCTAAATCTGTGCCGCGCTGCATAGCATCAGTCACAAAGATGGGTTCCGACCTACCAGTTAGCCTTTCAGAGATCATCAGGTTGATGTATCGGTCAGCAGATGTACTTGCCTTGCCCTTACTGGTGACTAGGTTGTGGAACTGACTAGCACTAGGTCGTCCTACCCTAGCCGCCAGCCATTCCTCACTGCCCTGCTCGGCTTCAAGAATCCGCATTTTGAGCCTTCTTGTTTAACATTCCCAATGCCTGATCAAAGCGCATAGCGGGTAAGTCTTCAACAGTATTACACTTGAACACCTGACAGAACTTCTTAACGTCAGACTCAGTAATCTCCAGCAGTGACTTCAACTGTGCAGCCTGGGCACTGTCTATCGGAGCATCCTGTACAGCACTGGGTAGCGCCTCGCCCTGATAGATGTACAGTCCCAACCCGTGCATGGCGATTGCTTTTACGAGACACCTGATACGGGCATCAGAGATATCCCTAGTGGTAGGGTTAACAATAGACTTATTACGGTTATCCATTACCGGGAGCCACATGCTGTGCGTCTTGCCCTCAACAGTGACAGATACATTGACCTCGCAAGTCTCATTCTCTAGAAAGGTGGGTGGGCAGAAAGCATAACTGCTGTCTGGATAGTGTTCATTCAGTGTCTGCCACGCCCATGCCCAGGATAGGTAGGATAGGTTGCCCTTCTTTTCAACATGCTTGCTACAGTCTATAGCTGATAGCGTTTTCCAAACATTACTCATTTGATTACCCCTTGTTTTCTCAGTAGTGTATTTATTCGCAGTATCTCGTCTAGCAGCCACTGCCTGTTAAGTAAGTCCCGCAGCCCGGTTGGCTTGGTCTGTAAGACTACGTCTATATCATAGACGATTTTCAAAAGATCATTGTTATTCATGCTACCTCCGAGTTTGCTGTGTCACATTGCTCTTGAGCATAGCGGTCGCCATACCCCTCATAGTAAGCAGGGGATTGACCAGGCAGCGCCTCATGGCCGTGGACGCAATCATACTCGCCCTTGCAGTAATCAGTCATATCATTAATGTTCATAGTGATACTCCCGGTCAGCAGCCATATCAGCATCGAACAGGCTACACTCGATCAGGTGGTACTCGATCTGCTCGCGCATCAGTTTACCCAGAGCAGCATCATCCTTAGCCAGCACTGCTGTGCGGATGTCATCAATGATATTCATCTCATGGGCATGGTTTTGTTTGCGCTGGTAATCAGATAGGCCACAACCCTGGTGCGGGAACTTAACGCCATCAAGGCTGACAGCTTCCCATACTAACATCGGGTCTTTAAGTTTATCGCCTAGCATCTCTTTGGCGATCTCTTTGGTACGGTTTGAATAGTCCATGTTACTTCCTCATTTGTGTGTGTGCCGTCTATTTTACAGAATCATTATCCATTGTCAAACATCTGTTGCAAATTATTTAACGTAGGTATATTATCAAAACTCAATAACTAGGAGAGAGCAGTGGATATTAATAAAAGTTTAGATCACTTCATGAGCGAGCATGGTATGAGCCAGATGGACTTGAGCAGAGAAGCCCATTTGAACCCGGCAACCATCAGCCTGATACGCAATGGTCATAGAGAGCCACGGTGCAGCACCTTGAAATCAATGGCTGACATCTTTGGTGTGAGAGTATCTGAGTTTATAGCGGCAGGTGAACATGGATAATCCAGGCTATTACGCCATCATCCCTGCCACAGTCAGATACGATGATAGGTTAACGCCTAATGCCAAGCTGTTGTATGGCGAGATCACTGCGCTGTCCAACAAAGAGGGGTATTGCTGGGCAGGTAATGCCTACTTTGCCAATCTATATGGCGTGACCAAGACATCTATCTCAACCTGGATAGGTAACCTAAAGGATTGTGGGTATATATCCTTGCAGATGCAGTACAAGGAGGGTACTAAACATATCTTGAATAGGTATATAAGAATTCTTGGGGAGGGTATGCAAGAAAACTTGGATACCTATGCAAGTAATCTTAATGACCCTATACAAGAAATCTTAATGGTTAATAATACATCTAATATTACACCTAATATTACAGTTAATAGTATTGTCGATTTTGATTCATTCTGGAAGTTGTACCCAAGAAAAGCAGGAAAGAAGACAGCCAGTGATAAGTGGAATATGATCAAGCCAACTCCAGAAGTGATGGCTATGATTGAAGAGAATGTAACTCAGCGTCTGGATTCTGGGGAATGGGATGTGAACAACCAATCCTTTATCCTGCATGCCAGCACCTACCTTAACCAAGCTCGATGGGAAGATGAAGTTATCGGGACTGCTAAAACTAAAACTAATACCGACTCTATCAAGGCTACACCCCTGATGGACAAGGTTACTGATAGATCATGGGCGGAATAAGATGAAACGCATAAAAAATGAAACGGTATTAAAACCCTTTGTTGGTGAACACGAATACTTTCAAGAGGGTAAGTCATACACCTACCGGCAGTACACTGATTGGACTGTTCAAAAATCAGCTAATGGCCCAGTTAAATACGACACCATAAAGGGTAGGTTAAACAATAGACCATATTGCACAGCGGAAGAGTTGCTGCCTATCCATATGTTTCAGAGCCAAGAACTCAAAGTTAAAAGAAAGATGGAGATAGCCGCGAAAAGAAAAAACGATAAACGATCTGGATTTCATGGCAACAAACTGCCCCAGGCTGACTCTCTTTTATACGAGCAAACAGTCTGGAAGTCAGTGTTCTCCCAGGCTATGCTTCGCGCTAGTATTACTGAATTCACCTGTAAGTGGGGTAAGCATAATGCCTGAGGGCTACAAGGTTAACAGTCAGGAGAGCCTAGATAATTACCTGATGTTTGTTAAACAACTGTTTCAAGACAAGAAGTATGTCACGTTTAACTATAAGTTAGGCAAGCCAAGGACTATTAAACAGAATAGTTCCATGTGGAAATTCTGCCAGCAGATAGCAGAGAGATGTAATGATGCAGGGTATGAGATGCAGACTACTAGCCCTGTGTTATCTAAAACAATAGAGACACCATGGACTGACAGGAGCGTCATGGATAACATCTGGATGCCTGTTCAGAGGGCGATGTACCCTAACAAATCGGAGAGCAGTTCCGAGTTAGACACCTATGAAGTATCCCCGGTAGCCGAGACTGTGATTAGGTTCCTAGGTGAGAACTATAAAATACATGTAGCATTCCCAAGCAAGGATTTTAAAGATGGCAATTAAGCGCGATGCAGCAGATAAGTGGTTTAGTGATGTAGTAAGACAGAAGGCTGGGTTCGTATGCCAGCACTGCAAGAAGTCTGATGCACGGATGGAGTGCGCTCACATCTATGGTCGGGCCGCCAAGTCAGTTAGGTGGTCGATAGATAATGCTGTATGCCTATGCCACTACTGTCACATGAAGTTTACTGCCAACCCGTTTGAGTTTACAGCCTGGGTACTAGACACCCATGGGGTAGGTCACTTAGAGATGCTGCGGGAAAAGTGGAATGTGCTGATGCCCACTAACAAGAAGCTACGAGCAGAGATTGCTAAACACTACCGTGAAGAGTTTAAGAAGATGAAGGCTGATGAAACCTATGAGCCTGTCTCATACAATTAAAGGAGACTATCATGTCTACTGTAAGTTTAATCAAAGAACTATTAAGTAAGTGCATCCAGCATGACCTCGCTGAACAGCAGGACACCCTGATAAACATTATGGAATCTGTCTTATACCATGATGCCAGCCCTGCATTTGCTAGGGAGCAACTAGATGAACTGTGGGTAGAGATTGATTCTGAAATTGAATTGTTATCTGTGCCGCCAGATGCAGAAGAAATTAGTTTGCTTAATCCAACATTTAATGTAGACTAAAACAGTGAAGAGTTGATTGGGTTCACACTACCAGATATCGGATTGCCGTCCGATGTTTGGACTAAAAAGCCTTGATTAGTTTCAGGGCTTTTTTTTCTTTAGTTATTACTGATTATGATGTAGACTGAAACAGTTGTCGGAATTCCCCGGCAATGTAACTTTATCGTTTTCTATTCTGTTTCCCCCTCTTGGCCCTGCTTTTTAGCGGGGTCTTTTTTTGGTATAATCGGTGCATGAAAAGAGACAGCATATTAAAACGCATCGGTGTATCTGGATACGATAAACCCAAGCGTACCCCAGGCCACAAAAGCAAATCACATGTAGTGGTTACTAAGGTGGACGGCAAACCAAAGACTATTAGGTTTGGTCAGCAGGGTGCGACTGGTTCACCTGATTACTCAAAGCGTAACGAGGCATTTAAGGCTAGACACAGAAAGAACATAGCCAAGGGCAAATCGTCTGCGGCTTGGTGGGCTAATAAAGTTAAGTGGTGAAAATGTACGTTTAAATATACATTGTAAAGTATATGAAACATTAGATAACAAGTGAGTGAAGTGATGAAAGGTTTATATGCAAACATACATGCCAAGCGCAAGCGCATTGCTGCTGGCTCTAAAGAAAAGATGCGGAAGCCTGGTGCGAAAGGCGCTCCTACTGCTAAGGCATTTAGGGACTCAAAGAAAACTGCTAAGAGTTTGCTAAGTTAATAGCACCAAACGACTGGGGCAGTCTGTCTCAGGTCTACATGTATAAACGTCTTGGCTACACCTATACCATTAAATCCCATTGACTGCGCTGTCTCGATGATCTTGTAGGCTTGGTTGCCATCTGTGATCCTGATGTCTGCTGCGATACCTTGGGCATGGGTTCCAGGCTTGGCCTTCCGGGCCTCAATGCTATGGGTTGGATCGCGGTAACCACTTGTAATGATGAAGGGGAAACCACACTCGTGACGCAGTGCGTCAATAGCCCATAGGAATTCATCCGACATCTCATTGTTACCAGTCTCCTGACAATCAAAGTCCGACCGATTAAAGTATCTCATTTACGCATACCCATTAACTTGCTTGCACCCTTGATACCAAAGCTGGCAGAGATAGCCACGAACAGTAGATACTGATACCACTCAGGCAACCCACTCAGTGCGACAAAGGCATCCTGAACCCGGTCAACCACTGTCATATCATCTACCACTATGGCATACCCCACCATGAAGATAGGCACAGAGAGTACAATAGTCCAGAACTCATCCTTCCAACTGTTACCAGAAGCATCAGCCATCTTGGCTTCCCAGTCAGCATCATTCTGAATCACGTTCATCTTGGCTTCATGCTTGGCCTTAGACTGCTCGGCCTTGTTAGATAGGTAGCCCTTAGCCAGGTCAGCCACTGGGCCTAATAGTAACTTTAACATTACAGCATCCTCTCCAGTACAACAGCAACTACAATGAATGGGTACAGAGATATGATCATAGCCTCTGCCCGGTTGAATCTAGACGACCCATCATCTAGGCGCTTCTCAATGCTTTTCATTCTTTCCAGGCACTGTGCCTCATGCGACTCTAACCTGAGAATTGCTTCCTTAACCGTTGCCATTCATGGCTCCTAATATTAGTGCGAATACAAAGTAAACAGCATAGCCAAGTACAGCTATGCCTGTGATCTGGATACTATTCCAGAATAAAGCCTTGCGCTTCCTATCTTGCAGGTAGATGGTTTTCTCCCTCTGGGCAGCAATAGACCTGCGGAGATCAACAAGCTCTTGGTAGCCATCCTTGCCATATTGATACATCAAGAGTTCCCTAAGTTCGCGTTCCATCTGCTGAGTACGCTTAGTCCGAGCGTATGTCTCCATCGCCTCTTCATTTACAGACTTGGCGGCAATGATCTTTTTAAACAGGGGAGGGTTATCAGCCCGTCGCCTATGCTCTGACAGGTCACTCACAGCACCATAGAATCGCCCGATCTGTGACAGGGTATCGTCCACTTCTTTGCCAGCAGACACCATACGCTTGATAGTACCAAACGCATTTACGGCTACCGACATTGCTGTGACGGGATCAATCATCTTACA